AAAGCAAACATTAGAAAGTCAATTTGACCACACCACCTTAGTAGCAGAATCGGACCCGCATCTGGATTGGTATAAAGAAGCCGAGCAACGCGGTATTATGAAACTAACTATTCTTCCTAATTTAGGTTGTGAGAGTCTAGCAGATATGCTGTACAAGTACATTAACACAGTGTACATTCCAGATATGTGGGGGCCAGGCGAAGCAGCTCGCCTATGGTGCTATCGTGTCGAAGTCCGTGAAACACAAGCCAACATGGCGTTCCGTGAAGGCCATCGCGAATGGAACGAGGACCTAGATGCCTAATAGCTGGACTGTAGAGCTAGAAGAAGATAAAGAGACGGGGAAATTGCTTCTCCCGTTTCCACTAGATTTGCTTAGTCAGATGGGCTGGGCACCAGGAACAGAGCTGTGGTGGGAAATCAATACAGATGGTACTGCCAGTATAACGGATAAAAAGGACAAGGGATTATGTGGGAAAGCGCACTCAGCACAGGACTAGTTGTTGCTAGAGAAGGATTCGAAAGTGTTCTTCTTACAGCAATGATATTGCAATTTTTACCGCGACGGTTGCACTGGCAATTCCATATCAATTTTAACGTTTGCTGGTCAGTTTTCCTGCTGTTGGGTCTCACAACTGTGGTCCAATTCAGAGAAATTTTAGAACCCTGGCAACCAATTCTAAGTATTATCACTGGTCTAGTTTTGTTGTACATCTTTACTACCAGCAGGACTGTGTATCAACATGCTATGGAGCATGTTAAAGAAATAGACAAGTCCACACTGTTACGTACACACATTACTGTGGCGTTAATCATATTGCGTGAAGCAGGCGAAAGTACAATGTTTTTGGCCAGCAATTTCTATCGCAGCCTACAAGGCACTGCTATCGGAATAGTTTGCGGGTTAATGGTGTTGTGGAGTGTGATGAGCGTTGCAACTTTTCTGGGTCAACATATGGCTAACAAATTAGTGTTTAAGGTCATTGGTTTTAGTTTGCTTTTTATGGGCATTTACTTTATACTGGATGGCATACAAGATTTAAGGTGGTAAATGAGTAAAATTAAAGTAGCAGAACTATTCTACAGTCTACAAGGTGAAGGACAATATCTTGGAACACCTAGCATTTTCTTACGAGTTTTTGGGTGCAATTTTCAGTGTGGTGGCTTTAGCATGCCCCGTGGTGATTTATCGGAGGAGAGACTCCGGATTGATCCTAAACAGTATGATAGTTATAACAGCCTACCTCTTGTTCATACTGGTTGCGACAGCTATGCTTCGTGGGATGTTAGGTTTAAACATCTAAGCCCAGTGCTAACAGTTGAAGCTATTGCTGATAAGATTCAATCACTGTTGCCTGGCGGGGTGTTTGATAGAGACAAGCATCTTATCATCACAGGCGGCGAGCCCTTGTTGGGTTGGCAACGTGCATATATTCCGCTTTTTGACGAATTTAAAAAACGCAGCATGAACTTGTCGAACATCACATTTGAAACAAACGGCACACAGTTATTGCAAGCAGAATTTAAAGATTTCCTAAAAACCAGCGGTCTTGATATCACATTCAGTGTGAGTAGCAAATTAACTAACAGCGGTGAGAAATGGGAAGAAGCAATCCAACCAACTGTGATTGCTGACTACATGGATGTAGGTACACTGGTTTATTTCAAATGGGTTGTTAGCAATCAAGATGATCATGATGATGTAGTAAAGGCTATTACTGCTTATGGCGAACAGCTGGATCTAACTAATGTACCAGTGTATATCATGCCAGCTGGTGGAACAACAAAACATTATGACGAAAACGAACGTTGGGTTGCTGACATGTGCATGAAAAACGGTTGGCGCTATACTCCTAGACTACAGGTACAATTATGGAAAAACGCTTGGGGGACTTAACCTCAGAAGAAGAATATCAACTATCTATATCCACAGAAGACGTAGAACACATGGTAGTGGGATACCTAATAGGGCAATACAAATTGGGTAGACATAGTGTCATGCTTAGTGAAGTGTTTGATGCAGTGGGTACTGGATTTGATCCTAATCAAGATCCAGATAAAGAATTGGTACTAGATGAACTGGATTTCGACGCTATCGAAAAGTACTTTCGCCGCATAAAGACCATGCACTAAATATTCGCATAAGGAGACTAAGATGCGTAAGCTAGCAGTATTGGCGATTTTATTTTCACTAACAGCAACAGCGGCTAATGCTGATTACTACCGCAATCGTAATCACAATGATGGCGGACACCATCATGGTGGCGGTGGATGGTTTGCGCCCCTTGTAGGCGGTATGGTTCTAGGCGGAGTTATATATGGATTAAGTCAACCTTCATATGCAGCCCAGCCAGCTTATCGCACCGAATGCCGCATTGTTCCTATGATTGATCGTTGGAACAACTATGTTGGTGAACGCCGTGAATGTTATCAAATCCCTAACTATTGAGGTTTAAATGAGCTTTTTTAATCGACTATTTGGCGGGCTTGGCGGGACTCAACCACTAGTTGAAACTTTGCCAGCGCCAGAATACAAAACTGAAACTACAACCACTGTAAAAATATCCAAACCACGCAAACCTCGAAAGAAACCCGAGCCTGTGGTTGCTGCTCCTGTAGTAGAGCCTGAAGTTAAGATAGTAAATTTTGACTTTGATAAAACAAATCCTAAATTGGGTAGTCTAGAATTAGATTGGAACCCTGAATTTGTTACGTTGTTACGCACTCACGGTTATCCTGGGCGTAATGACGAAGATGTAGTGGATGCCTGGTTAAACGATGTTTGTCGCAACATTCTTGCTCAAGCAGCTGAACCCACACCATTTGAAAGCAGCAGATATGTGGTTCGCACAGATATTGGCGATGGTAGAAGCGAAATACGATAAAACGCTTGACAGTCCTGTACTCTAATGCTATATTGGTATTATGAAATATTTGATCGTAGACACAGCAAATCTATTCAGTCGTGCAAGACACAGTGCCCATCGCGGTGCTGATACTTGGACCAAACTTGGTCTAGCCTTGCATATAACTTTCAACAGCTTGCTTAAAGCTGATCGGTTACACAAACCCGATCATATTGTCTTTGCGTTAGAAGCTAGAAGTTGGCGCAAAGATCACACAGCCACTTATAAGGCCAATCGCAAAGAAACTCGCGCAAAGATGTCTGTTCGCGAAGCGGAAGAAGACACTGAGTTTTGGGCCTGCTTTGATGATCTGTGCAAATGGCTTAAAGCCCACACCAACTGTACGGTTATACGTGTAGAGCATGCGGAAGCAGATGATATCATTGCTCGATGGGTGGCACTACATCCTAATGATCATCACACGATTCTAAGCAATGACAGTGACTTCCATCAGTTGTTGGCTGATAATGTGGAAATCTATAACGGCGTAACAAACGAACGCATCACACTTAACGGTGTATTTGATGATCGCGGCGCAGTGGTTATCGATAAGAAAACCAAAGAAGCAAAACGGGTAGCTGACCCCAAATATATCTTGTTTGAAAAATGCATGCGCGGTGACAGCAGCGATAATGTAATGAGTGCGTATCCTGGTGTGCGCACAAAAGGAACAAGCAAAAAAGTAGGGTTGGAAGAAGCATTTGCAGACAGAGATCGCAAAGGGTATGCGTGGAACAATATGATGCTTCAACGTTGGACCGATCACAACGGTGTAGAGCATCGTGTGTTAGATCGTTATGAAGCTAACCGCGAGCTTATTGATTTAACTGCACAACCCAGCGAGATACGCGACAATATCGATACTGTGCTGATGGCAACAGAACCAAATATAAATCGACAAATTGGCACACATCTTATAAAATTCTGTAGTAAGTATGAGCTGGTAAAAATGAGCGAAAGTGTTCAACCGTTGGCAGACATACTCAGTAGAAGTCTCCCCGTAAACGCACATGGAAAAACAAATGTTGAAAGCTAAACCGATTGTTGAAAATAAATTTTGGATTCTAGAAAACGATACTGGTGAACGAATCGGCACAGTATCTGCGGCAAAAGATCGAGTAAGTTATCGTGTGGGTAATACCAGCGAAGATTTTCCCAGCTTTGCTGAGATGCAGCGTTTGAAGAATGTCAGCATATCTACAAAACGTAACAGAGATCCAAAGCCCACTGCAAAAACAACTGATGTATACGGATATCCTACAAATCACACCGCATACAATCAGATATGGAATGTGCAACACAAGTTACCGCTGTACACCAAGACAGCTAAGAGTAGCAGCTATCATTGTGCAGGATATTATATCATTAAGTTCGATAAGATCTGGTGTAAGAGCTCTAGCCCTAAGTTGATAACGCTTCAACGTTATCAGTTCCTTGGTCCATTTAAAAACAAAATTGATCAGGCAGCTACACTAAGGAAATGTCTTGAAGAAGCCTAATCTTGCCAGTATACAGTCCTTCAATAATCGTGTGAGGAATCTGCAATCCAGCGGTAGGACTGTAATGGAAAACAGCGAATTACGTGCTGTTCAATCAGACTTAGTTGATCTATTATGCTATGTAAGTGACATGGAATTGGCTTTAGCTGCAGCCGAACAAGCTACTAAATCAGCAGCAAACATAAACGTGGAAATAATAGGGCAAGATTTTTAAGTGCATATATAAAACCGCTAAATATATGTACGAATTAATCAACCATGTCAAGACCAAAACCTCAAGTACTATTAGAAATAACCAACAAATCAAATTATAAAGCTGAACAAGTTCTGGCTAGCGAAGGCATCTGGGCTGTTTACTATGATGGTAAACCAATTAATCTTAAAACCAGTAGCCTACTTGCCCAATACCCAGGACCTAAATATCGTAAGACAAGTTTCAGCAACCCAGGGCATGCGTTTAATCTTAGTAAAAAACTTAATCTCCAGTTCAAAACTGCAAAATTTACAGTGGTGTTATTGAATGCCGGAACAACAGTTTATCCTGCCAAAGTTTGAAACCAAGCAGGATTGGACTCTTTTTTTACTTGAACAATTTAATCTATACAATGATCATCTTTATAAACCTGTAACCAGTCCAGCTAGTTACATGTTATTCTGGTATAATATCAGCGCAACTACTGGTATGCGTTTGAATACACAGGGGTTTGAATTATTGGAACGTGCTGGTTATAATTTTACTCAAATAAATTTAAATAAAAACTTTAGGCCTAACAGTGGTTTACTTGTAATGATGGATAGGAAATGCACATTACCCTGGTATTGGGGTCCTAAGATGCCCGTATATCTAATGGACGATAAATTGGCAGCTCTGGTACTGCTATGCGGCAATGATTTAGAACAGGCTATGAAAAGTTTCTATTGACATCCTGAATAATGGTGTTACATTAGTAATATGATGGAGAACGTGATGTCTAAACCAGAAATCATGCGCGAAAAAATTGAGCGTAAACAATACGTTACATTTACAGAAGCTGTGGCTGCTGCTGTTGCTGCCCAGAGAATTAACGGTAATCGGTATGTTCGCAAACACGAAGCCGACTTGTCGGATAGAGAAAATCTACTCCGTAGCAATAACCAAATTCTGTTGAATATTCTGCGTGAAAATAGAACAGATATCTCCGAAGAGGATAGATCTACCGCTGTAAAAATCACTGATTACCTGCAAAGTAAAGTGATGGAACTTATCGCAGAAACTCTAATAGATTACTGGAAAGAGGCTGTTCTTAAAAGCGATTTGCAAGAAATTAACATCGAAGATTTTCGAACATTGGCTTTTATTGCTAGTATACCCAACAGCTACACCAACGCTATTAATCGCGAACAGGTGCGCGATATTATTGAATCTGCTGCTCGCCAAAGCAGACACTTTGGTACCGCAGGCGATGGTGTAGATACTGTAGTACATGTGTTGGGCGACGTTTACAGCAAAAATTATGACAAGTGGTACACCACTTGTTTGGACCAAAACAATAACCTTGTGAGTTTTCCTGTAAGTAATCGGTTGGATACTGATAGCATGTATCATATTACAGGCAAGATTCAAAAGTTTATAGAGAACAACACCACAAAACTGCATTATGTTCGTGCAAAAAAATGCTTGACAACTACCAATACCTAAGCTACTATAGATATATAACTTAGTTTGATGGAGATATAAATGGCCAAGAATACTGAAAATACCCTCACTGAAACCCGTACCGTAACCATTGACGCTGCTCGTCGTTCGATCAGTATCTGCATGCGGCAGAAAAAACCAGTGTTCCTGTGGGGACCTCCTGGCATTGGAAAAAGTGAACTCGTAGCCCAGATCACAGAAGATATGGGCGGCAAAATGTACGACATGCGCCTTGCTCTAATGGATCCCAGCGATCTTAAAGGTGTGTTGTACTATAATCCAGCAGTGGGCAATGCTATGTGGAATGCTCCCCCAGATCTTCCAACCAAAGAAGAAGCTGCAAAGTATCCAGTAGTTGTGCTGTTCCTTGACGAAATGAACTCAGCGGCACCCGCTACGCAGGCTGCAGCATATCAGCTGGTGCTTAACCGTCGCATTGGCACTTACGAGCTGCCAGACAACGCTGTTATTGTAGCTGCTGGTAACCGCGACACTGACCGCGGTGTCACTTACCGCATGCCTAAACCGCTTGCTAACCGGTTTGTTCACTTGAGCTTGCGTGTGGATTTTGAAAGTTGGCAGAACTGGGCTATTGACAATCAGATCCATCCAGATGTGCTTGCGTATATCACTTGTAACAAGGGCGATTTGTTCCAGTTTGAACCACAGAGTGCAAGCGTGAGCTTTGCTACCCCACGTAGCTGGGCTTTCGTCAGCGACATTTTGCGTGAAGCTCCAAGTGAAAATGAATTCACTGATTTGGTTAGCGGTACTGTGGGCGAAGGCATTGGGCTTAAATTTATGGCACATCGCCGTATTGCTAGCCAGATGCCTGACCCCAGCGATATCCTCAAAGGCAAAATTAAAGAATTGAAAAACAAAGACATTGGGGCAAAGTACAGTTTGACTATTAGCCTGTGCTACGAGCTTAAAGCCAGCTACGATAGCCGTGGCGGGAAAAATATGAAAGATGCCGACGATAAAGCATGGCATCAGGAAATCGACAATGTGTTTGCATTTTTGCTAGACAACCTTGACACCGAACTACAGGTAATGTTCGTAAGCATGGTAATGAAAAACTACAAGCTGCCAATGAAAACCAGCAAAGTCAGCAATTACAGCGAGTTTCATAAACGCAACGGTAGCTTCATTATTGAAGCAATTCGCGGCGACTCAAAGTAATTTGATAAGGGTTTTGCCGCCCGACCTCCATCAACAATAGGGCGGCAATCAAAGGCAAGGTCTCATTCATATAAAATTGCTGCCAATAGGCGATGGGAGATCAGTAAACAGGCGCGGTAGGGGGGCTGTGTTTACATTTTAAGCCAAACTGTATTGTCAAGATTAGCCAGCAACTTTGGTTCAAGTTTGCTGGCTGTTCTGTTTGCAAACAACGGCAGCTTTGGTAACCCAGAATCAACAGGAGTTTTTAGGATATGCTGCTCAGCACCCGAATTATAAAAATCTAAATTCTTTTTTAATCGTTCATCATTGGGTTCGTACATCATTGCAGTCATGCCCATCTCAACAGATGTGCGGAAATCCCCTAAATGATAGCTGCTGATTGCTAGCAGATCAAATGGCTTATAACCATAACACTCCACTTCGTCTGTATAGAAATAGTGCCGGTCTGTAATTTTTATAGCCTTACGTGCTGCATAAGCACACTCTGCCCAGTCGTGTGTGCGATAGGCTAAGTTAGCCAATGCTACCCATGGCTCGCGTATATGATTACAGTCTGCTACGCTCTGTCGCAACACTCGTTGAGCTTCGTTAACTCGACCAGTATTTTCATAGCACTCTGCTAATTTGCGACGCACATAATCCATTTCGTAATCAGTATAACGGTCACGCCATGCAACAGCTTTAAGCAGATATTCTTCTGCTTCTGCCCAACGAGCATTAAAATAAAGCTCACGTGCGTAATAGAACAAACTACGAGCGCAATCGGTTCGTTCTTTAATGCTACAGGTCAACAGGTCCATGTAGTCACTGCGGCTTTTAGTTGGATCTGGATAATGAACAACTAATAATTCGTCGGTAAAAGCATAGGTGTCTTTCCAGCGGCCATCTGATTCCACATATTCGTGGCAAGGATAATTCCACACATACCCCCAACGGGCATGTATCTTACTGGTGTAGAACTTTAAACCGTTGCTCCAATCATAGAAGTATCTGAGTCGAGTAGTTTCACCCAATTTCCATACTGCTTCTAATTTTTCACGCCAACCTGAAGTCATTACTTCGTCTATATCGATGCTGATACAAACATCCACATCACTGGGCACCAGTGCCAACGCAGCGTTGCGAGCAGTATCGAATCGCCAAGGTTTAATTGCTATTTCTCGAAGTGTCGCACCACAGCGTATCACTTCTTCGCGGGTGTTATCAGTGCTGCCTGTGTCAACAATGATTATGTGGTCTGCGTCTTTGCAGCTTTCGCAGAAACGCTCGACAAAATGGGCTTCATTTTTACTAATTGCATAAACGGCTATTTTCATAGCAGTATTTAACTGCTACTATAATGGAAGCGAAAAAAGTGATTACGGAGCCACTGGCCAAACAATGTAGAATGGATCAGATTGGGCAGTGATATCACACAGTGCTTGCACGTAGTTGTCTAGTGCAGAAATGCTTTCTGTGGGCGATCTACCTAAACGGGTTTCGCGATTCCAACGATCAATACGCCACTGAATCTGATTAATAAGTTGAGCACGTTGGTCACGTATGGTTTCCCAGATAGCGTCTTTTGTGGCTTGTATGTCTGCAACACTCATTGGTACCACATGCACACCATACACTGTGCCTGCTTCTATGTAAGCGTCGCAGGGTTCTAATTTTTCAGTCATGCCATCATATGCACGAGTCATATGTATAATTTCAGCTGAATTTTCTGTAAGCCAGGTTTGATCTGGTCCACTAACAGCAAAACTGATGTTAGGAAATAACCTACCTAAATCTCCGGTGGTTAGTATCTGCCCTTTGTCCATTATTGCTATCTTCATAGTGATCTCCGTAGATATTTATCAGATTCCATTAGTGTTGGTGTTGTATTTTAAATTCATATTCCAATCGGTGCTGGTTGGATTTGGCGTAGCAATACTATCATTAGTATATCCCATTTGCCATATAGGGGTGCCTGCTGCATTAGGATAATATATTTGTATGCGAATGGGTACTAAACGATAACCCAGTGCATCGTAAGTTCGTGTAAAACTCTGCGCTGTGCCATAATTGGTTGCAGGTATATAACTCATGACAGCAGTAGGATCTGCCACAGTAAGCGATCCCCAGTTGCCGTCTTTTTGCGGGACTGCCCATGCACCGATCCATGCTGCAAACGCAAGGTTTGTGGTTACGCTAAGTGTTACCATATTGTCTAATCCGTTTTGGAAATAACCAGTATATTCCACTGTGTATCCATTTGGATCTAATTGTGCGTAGCTAGCAGCATAACCAATAGGACCAGCACTTACAGCAGCATTTTGTTCCCACGCAGTCCGTGTCCAGTAGGGATTATATACACGGTTTGTGATAGGTGTACCTTTATATCCTCTTCCATATATACCTGTTGCGAGTGTGGTAGGCATAGTGCTTGCATCTAAAACTCCTACAACAGGAGTTTGTGAAACTACCGGTCCTTGGGAACTTAAAGTGCGGAAAGTTAAGCCAAAGGAATTTAGACCTTCTAACCATTTGTCCATTAAAACTGTTTTTATAAGTGTAGCTACATCATTTACCACAGTGATGCTGCCTTCAAGTGTGTTGTCAGCTAGATCCTGATTAGCCAACAAGTTACCACTGCCATTACTGTAATACAATGTACCTGTTCCAAACCCCCCAGTGTTGATGTAATACACAATGGTGTCACCTTCGTTCATGCTGGTGGTTAACACATTAGAACCACTTAGTTTGGGGATTATTTGAAACACAGGTGTTATACTGGAATCAACAACTGTGACAGTAGCAGCAGTTGCCTTGGCTGGTTGGGTTATATCAGTGTACAAGTTGATTATTATGGTTTCTCTACCCTCAGTATAGCTATCAGCAACTACGTTGAGAGTTAGAGTAGCATTATTGTTTACCACATTAATAGTTCCGGAATTTACTTTTTCTAAGAAATCTATTGAAGTGGTGCTGCCTTTGTTTATCCAGTACAGGGTCCCACTACCATAATTGGTTGTTTGGATGCTCCATGTTACTGTGGTTGTGGTAGTTCTAATTGGTGTGAAAGGTGCAGTGTACACAGCAGCTAGTGTCAGATAAAAGTTTTGTATGGTACCAACGAAATAACTACCAAAAGTTTCGCCCATGTATGCATAATACAATTTACCGGTTAAACTGGATAGATTAACATTGTTGGTGCTGGTTCCGGCAAGAACACCATTTATGTATATTTTAAATCCGTTCGTAGCAGTGCTTTCGCGTACCAGTGCCAAGTGGAACCATGCGCCAGCAGTAATGCCCCAATCACTAGGAGTAAGTGCAAACGGGAATTGCCCAACCGGTGCTCCCACGCTGCCCATATCAACAGTTAACTTACCGTTGTTGATATACACAGCCAGCTTAGGAACACTGCCGGGGCCATTGCTCATACCAAAGAAATTTAACCCTTGGTTAAGATTAGTGGGTTTAAACCATCCTTCAATTGTAAATGGTCCTGTGCCTAAATTGGTATTAAGGAATGTATCGTAAGTGGTTCCGGTATAGGTTTTATTAAATGCAGTTTCGCCAACCACAGTTGTACTTGGTGTTATACTGTAGCCAATAGCAAGCGGAATGCTAGTGTCTTTAACTGTTGTGGTTACACTGCTGCTTACCACAGCGCCACTTATGCTATCAGTGCGCAGATCCATGACAATGGTTTCATCGCCTTCAGTTAATAAATCGTTCTTTATTGGTCTAGTAAAGAAACCAATGTTATTGGAAATAGTTACACTACCGCTGTTAACATTATCAGTGAAATCAACTGCGCTAGTAGTGCCGCGATTGGTCCAAAACAATATACCGTTGCCGTAATTGGTTGTTTGCACTGTATATGTAACAGTGGTTCCTTCGTTAGTTGTCTGAATGCTAGGAGTAA